TTATTCAGCACAATTAAACCAAAAGCGGTTTAATCCTGTATTCAGTCGTAGTTGGGCAAGATTTGTAAGAACCATTTACGCCACACAATTATTGAGCGAAATAGTAAGCATTAGGGGTACTATTGTTGAAGAAGTTGCAAGGGAAGTAAATAACGCAATAACAGAAGGAGAGGACATAGTAACACTTTCAAAAGCAATTGAAACAGTAGTTAATTCAAATGCATTTTATAGATGGCAAGCTGAACGTATTGCAAGGACAGAAGTAGGTGCAGCAATGAATAGAGCTAACGAATTAGCAGTTGATGAATTAGGTATTGATGTAGATAAACGTTGGGTAAGTGGATTAGATGGAAGGGAAAGGGCAAGTCATAGAAATATAAACGGTCAAGTAGTTGGCAAGGATGAAACGTTTGCAAATGGATTAAAAATACCACATGAAGAAGGCGCACCAGCAAGCGAAGTAATTAACTGCCGTTGTGTTATTCAATATCTACCAAAAAATAGTAACAATTAAATAACTATATTTGCGTATTATGAGCAAGATAACAAAGAATTTAAACGCAGACGTTGCAGATGTAAATGAAAAAGGAATAGTTGTTATTCAGACAACTCAATTCGACAAATACGATAGCGACAATGACCGAGTATTAAAAGGTGCTTTAACTAAGACTTGGAACGAAGGGAAGCAAGTTCACCTTGTAGACCACACAATGGGAATAGGCACTTATGTAGGTTTGCCAGTAAAAAAAGACCCAATAACAGGAATTATAGAAAGCCAAATCAACTTAGATAAGCAAGTCGGAAAAGACTTACTTGCAGATTATAAATTTAGTTTGGCACATGGTAGAAGCTTGCAACATAGTCATGGTTTTATGCCAGTAAAAGGAAAATATACAGAAAATGAAAAAGGCGGTTTGGATTTTTCTGAAATAAACCAATTAGAGTATAGTACTGTTTTATTTGGAGCAGTTGAAAACACTCCTTTGCATAGCATCAAATCAAAAACAGATGTAAAAGAATTGATTACCTTATTAGAGTTGAAATGTAGAACTATGAATATTTCTGATGAATATGGTATTAAAATACAAGAACATATTAAACAATTAAAAACCTTATTGAAGTTTGAGCCGTTGAAAGACACTCAAAATGAAGCCGTTTTAAACACTTCTAAAGGTATATTATTATTTGTATAACAGTTAAAAACAAAAAAAATGTTTAAAAAATTTTTAGAAAGTAAAAATCTAACACTAGAGCAGTTTAAGGCTTTAGAAATAGAAAAACAAGCAGATATTCAACGAGAATATTTAGGCGGTTTAGAAAGCCAAATTAAAGATAAAGCAAGTGTTGAAGATATTGCTAGCTCTTTAAAATCTTTCAAAAAAGAAAATGAAATAGAAACCTTTAAAGGTTTAATTTCTAACATTGAAGCTGATTTACTTGTAGAACGTAATCGCATCAATAAATTAGCAGAAAAGAAAAAGGAAATTGTACCTTCTGAAAATGTGAGTTACAAGAAGTCTATTTTGAATATGCTAAACGAGCAAAAAGAAGGCTTGCACAAAATGAAAACAGGACAAGGTCAAGTAACAATGATTACAAAAGTTCCTGTTGATGTTGGTTTATCGAATACCATTTTTTCAAGTGGTTCAGACAGTCAAGTTGAGGTTACTCAAAATACTGGCATTATTTCAACAATCAGAAGTCGTGTCTTGACTTACTTACAAAATGTAAGCGTAGCAATTACGACTGGCACAAAGATTATGTGGGTAGAAGAAACCGACGAACAAGGTGCAGTTATTCCAGTTGCTGAAATGGCAACCAAGCCAAATATTTCTGTAATTTATGTGGAGAAAGACCAAGAAATGAAGAAATATCCTGCATTTACTAAGGTATCTACTGAAATGATTGATGATGCACCGCAATTAGTTGCAGCGGTTCAAAACAACGTTATTAAGCGTTTGAATTTGAAAGTTGAAAAAGACTTGTTTATGGCTGATGGTACTTCAAACAGTATCACAGGTATAAACACTTATGCGACTGCTTTCACAGGTGGTTCATTGGCTGATTCAGTTCAAGACCCAAACAATTATGATGTAGTTAAGGGTATTGCTTTACAGGTGTTTGAAGCACATGGAAATGCAAGTGCTATTTTCTTAACGCCAGCTAAATTAGCTGAAATGGAAGTATCTAAAGCAACGGATGGGCAGTATATTATGCCTCCATTCAGAACCGCAGATGGTACACAAGTTTCTGGAGTTCGTTTGATTCCTACAACTGCATTGATTGGTGAAGATATCGACTTTGTAGGAGGTGATTTAAGCGTAGTAAACGTAAGAATTAGACAAGATGTAAGAACTGAAATGAATCGTTCAGGAGACGACATGATAAACAACAAAATGACTATTTTAGTTGAAACTAGATTAGGACAATTTGTAAGTGCTAACGATACAGCATTGCTTGTTAAGGGAACTTTTGAAGCAGCTAAGGCTTTGTTAGACTCAGCAGTATAATACCAATAGTCTAGGTAGGTTTGCGCTTACCTAGACAACAATATTAATTTTAAAATGTATAAAGATGAAAGTTAAATTTGTAAAAAAGGCAAGAAACGCTCAAAACAGAAATGAAGATTTCTTAATAAACAGCGTGCATGAGCTAAGTAATGAAAGAGCAGAAAGCGCAATCAAACGAGGTTTAGCAATTGAAGTTGAAACAGAAGTTGAAACGGAAAAAAAACCAACAAAAAGCACACAAGAAAAAAAGGCTAAAAAGACTATAAAAAAATAAATGATTACCTACCTTGACATCATAACGATTGAAGAAGCTAAGAAATATCTAAGAATATCAGACACTAATTTTGATAATCAAATTATAAGATATATTCAAAGTTCCTGTATTTCGTTTGAACAAAAAACAAGGCATTTTTTAGCGACTAAAGAAAACGTTAATTACAAGAAAGATGTACGTTACTATGACTTTCCTATATCTGATGAAAGCAATGTAAATATTTGTTCGTTGTATTTCATTCCTAATGAAGATGTAACGCTAACTTTAGGTTATACAGATAGGGAAGAAGTGCCAGAGGATATTCGACAAGCCTTGTTTAAAATGATTGAGGGTATGTATTATGCGGAAGAGAACAACGAGTATTTCACAATGAATAGTTTTACAGCTAATGTGATTCATCAATATAAAAGATTTTGGATATAGTTAATGCAAAACAGTTAAATAGATTAGCAACAATACAAAAGGCTATTAATACGCCTAATATGTACGGTGGGTTTGACACTACTTTTGAAGATGTTTGCGACATTTATGTATATCTATCAGACAAAAAGTTTTCTGTTTTAAATTCTGCTGGTCAACGTATATTTACTAAGCAAAAAAAGATAGTTGCTAGGTTTGTTGAAATTGAAACAGGCAGCAGAATAGTAATTGATGGTAAAATTTACAGCGTTTTAAGTTGGTCGGAATCTTATAAGGGAACGCAAATAGAAATAATGATTCAAGATATAGAATGAAAGTAAGAGGATTAAAAGCGTTGCAAAATAGAATTACAGGAGCGAGCAAATCTATAAATAATGAATTAGACATTGCAGTAAAAAGTGGAGTATTGACCGCTAGAAATACAGCTATACAACAAGCACCAAAAGACAAAGGGCAATTAAGGCAAGGGATTAATTTTAGAAGATTAGGTAAAAGACATTATGAATTAAATAGTCAAATGCCGTATTCTATATTTCAAGAATTTGGCACAGGTTTTAGCATAAATGTTCCAACAAACACAAGTCCACAACTTAGAAAAGTAGGATTGAATTATAAGTATGGAAGTAGGCTAAAGAGCAAAGGAATTAGACCAAAGTTATTTATGACAAAAGCGTTTTGGGTTGCAAAATCTTATGTAGCAGAAAGAGCCTTTAGAATAGTAAATAAGAAAAGATGAATATTGATAGCGAAATAAGAAAGTACTTTGTTGCTGCATTAAGCGGTCAATATTCGGTATACAACAATCTGCAAGGCATTAATAAAGATAATAATTGCTATATCATAACTCAACAAAATAGAACAATAGATGAAGCTAATAAATGCGGTTATGCTTATGATTGTGCTATTGAGATTGAATGTATAGACAGGAAAGGAGTAAGTTCAAACGCAGTTAATGGGTTAATGCTTGAACAAATGGAAAGTTTTGTGGAAACCGCTTATCATGCTTTAAATTTACCTAACTTTGTCATAAGTAATAAAACGTATAATGTAAACTATATAACTGCTGAAATAGCAGCAGACAACAATAAAAGAGCAATTATATTAATTAATTTTAAAATAGGTAATTATGAGTGATACTAAGCCAATTAATGGGCAAAATGGGATGCTTTACAGATGGACAGTTGAAGAAG